ATACTATCTTTTAGGACCTTTCAAGACATTAACGTCTCTAGCTTTCATTTTATCACCATAAAGTTTAGTTCCAGTTGAAAGCATAGCTTTATCCATAGTAGTGTCCGCTCTTAACCTAGCTAGTTCTTCGTTTTGATCTAGTTTTTCATCTTGCATAGTTTTAGCTTGGATCATTTTTAATCTATCTAAAGCTAATCTAGCCTCATCTTCTTTCATTTTTCTTTCCTCTTCCCTTGCTTTAAGATCCACTTCTCTTTCTTTAAGTGCTAGTAAAGGGTCGTGATCGAATTGAGTTGTGATTGCTTTTTCTTCCTTCATAAACTCTTCAGTCATGTCAGCAATCAATACAGCTTTTCTAGCTTCTATAACTTGAGAGATCTGAGTTAACTGTTGCTTAGCTTGAGGGTCTTGTGCCGCAGCTTGTTGTAGCTGTGGTAACATTTTGAATTCTTGTGGGAATTCTAATTGAACTTGTTCTTGAGCCATTAAAGAAATGTGTTCTAAAATGTTTTTCTCTAACGATGCAGTTACACTAGGATTATTTCTAACAAAATTAGTTGCCATGAAATTTAAATGGGCTGTAACGTGGGCTCTGTGATCTTGACCAGGAAATGCTTGGAAAGGTTTTTGACCTAACGCATCTATATGTTCAATTGCCGGATCTTTAGGTTGATTCGGTGGCGGTGGTGGTAAAATTCTATCAATGTCTTTTATACCTATCGCTTGATACATAGATCTGTACGCATTGTACATGTTATGCATTTGTGGATTAGTTTGAGCTAATTGTAATTGTGTTTGTGCTAGTGTCACTCTTTGTGACATAGAAAAAATATTTGGATCAGCAATCGGTAGAATATCTACTCTCTCATCAAAATCCATAGCTTTAATATTTCTTGCAGCACCAGGAACATCGTAAGGATATTCAGCTGGTAAGTATGTTGCAAATACTCCTGCTAGTAATTTAAATTCTTTTTTCAAACCTACGTATAATCTTTTATGGATCGCTGACATGACCCTTGAACCACGTTCTAAAAGAGCTACAGTTGTACCAACAGCCGCCTGCTGGTTCCCATCACCAACTTGCATGTCAGCAATTGATGCGAATCTCTGTCCTGCTTCAACTACGATTCCCATCAACTGTAATAAAGTCTGTGATGGTTCTTTGTATGGCAAGAATACGAAAGCATCTTTTAGGTTTCCACCTGGAGTATCTACATCTTTAAATTCTCCTGGTTGAATAGCTGTAGCGTCATCTCTGACTCTAACACCTCTTTGTTTAAATCCAGCTGGTAAATTTGATAACGTTCCAGCATCTAGTAACTGACGGAGAGCCGCAGTTGCGGTACGACTCAATCCGCCAATCATGTGTATTAATCCTAAGCCGTAAAATCCAAGTCCTGGCAGAAATTTAAAGTGGACGAAATATTGGATCTTAAGTTTCTTGGGATCATTGGGCGCAAAGTTTCGTCTGATAGACAAAACCTTCCTACTACCTTCTTCGACTGTAACGACGTAAGGTAATTTTATTCCCGTTGGTTCTCCATCGGGTCCAAGATCTTCAAAACCTTCTAAGTCTAGATTAACGTGACATTCTAGAATTGTATATAAAGGTTCTGTGTTTTGTGTCTTTTGGATTCCTTCAATTTCTCTCTCTTTTTCCTTCAGTTCATTTGTAATAGTTCCTGATGGTTTAGTAAGTTCTATGTCAGAATAAAAACCTGCATACATTTGTTTATTCAAATCATTCTCAGACATTTTGACAACATGAATAACTGCTTCTGCATCTTCTAATGATGTAGCTGTGTAAGGTACAATCAGATCATCTGCAGGAATAAATTTTGATACTGCTCTTCCTAATAGATCATCATAATAAACTTTTTTAAATGTAGATCCTGATAATGGAAGATAAAATAACATTTGGTCAAACTCAGGTTCATATTCACTCATCTGATCCATGATTTGATAGTTCATAAAATTTTTAACACGTTGAGCTTGTGCTTCTTTTTGAGGAGAACTGTCTCCCATAACTTGTGTTCTTACCGGGCCATCTGCTGGTAGTAATTCTTTGTAAGCTAAAGCTTGAAACTGTGTAACCGCTTCAGCAAGTACCGGGTGAGTTGCACCACTGGCTCCTTGAAAAGGTTGAGTTCTATTTTCGTATTTAAAACCTAATAATTCTAGGCCTACAATGTAAGCTCTTTCCCAATCAGCACGAGAAAATTTATATTCCATGTAATCGCTTTGAAGTTGATTACCTATGGCATCTGTGTCCTCTTCGGGAAGTATATCGTTTAAATTTGCAAAGTGATCTTCATCACCTTCGACTCTATCAACTTGATTAGGGTCAAAATCAATTGTTGCACCTTCTTCATCTTCAGTAACTGTTACTGGTCCATTTTCTTCATCAACAGTAACTTCATCCGTAACTACTTCTTCCTGAATTTCATTTTCAGGTAGATCTTGTGGACTACCTACGTTGGGAAGAGATTTATCTATATCTGCCATATTTTTTCTCCTGTATTGGTTTATCTTGTTTTTTCTCTTTAATCAACCCCTGAGGATTTGGTCCTCGCAACGGTGGAATCGCGTTGAACTTAACATACTTCATATTTTTTACAAGTGTTGGATTATCTTTTGCCATTATCTTTTTCTCCTTAAATTCATTATTCCACCTTCTGCAGCGCCTCCAGTTAAAGATATAAACTCATCATCTTCTTTTTGTTGTATTGCTGCTAAACCTTGTTCAAGGTCTTCTTTTTCTAATGAAGCCAATTGACTAGCATACTCTATAGGTAAATCTGAATAAAGATCTTCAATATCTTTACCTCCTGCGTATTCTGTGTCCATACCTAAAACAAAATTATCAAAAATACCAGGTTTACCTACACGTTCAGCTTCCTTTCTAACTCCATATTGAAACATAGTATCTTTACCTAATTCTCCTTTTTGATCTATAAAAGATTTTAAATCGGTTGGAGCTTTGTACACATCTTCATATTGAAGTACTTTTTTATTTGGGTCTTTGTCAAATTCAAGACCTGATGCTTTGTAATCAGCTTCTGATTGGTTTCTTTTTTTTTCTTGTCTTTTTTCCCAATCACTTTTAACTTTGTTTCTTAAATAATTTTGAGTAGCAACTTTTCCAGTGACTGGAGTCTTTGTTGGATCGTCATCAGTGTAACCATAATTTTGATATTCATTTACTATAGAATTCATTTTTAATTTAGCATTCTCATATTGCTCTACAATAGCTGGATCAATTTTATCTAGTGTTCCATCTTTTTTAGCTTGAGCAAAGAAAGCATCAAATCTTTCTACAGTGTCTGCTGCAGCTGTATATTCTTCTGTAGCTTGTGAATCTTTTAAATATTGATAAGCTTGAGGTGAAACTTCTTTAACTTTTTCTACGTCAAATTTACCATATCCAAACCATCCTAAAGTTGTATTGTTTATTGCTGCTTCTGTGTTCCCCGCTGTAATTTCAGGTAGTACTAATAAAGCTTCAATAGGTATATCTAAAAGTCCAAATACATTAGTAGCAAAATTTCTTAACTTGCCAAATCTTTTAGGTATCTTTCCATTTTTAGAAGCTTTTGTTGCAGCAGCTATCTGTTTTTTTAATCCAGCTCGAGCTTCTTTCATACTACAAACTCCAGCAACTCCACCTCCGGCCATTCCACCCTCACAAAAATCCATCATACGTATTTTAAATTTACTTGCAGCTTTTCCTGCATTAATTTTAGCTAGCTTTACATTTTCATTAAATGTGTAGGCTTTAACTATATTGTCTTTTACAGACTGTGGAAGAGCTTGCATTTCTTTTTTACTTAGTTTTGCATATTTAGGTTTTAATGTTCCATATTCTAATTTATCCTTTATCATTCTATCTTGGGTAAAATATTCTCCAACAAATTCTTTTACTTCTTTTTCACTCATTCCAGGAAATTCAGAAAAAGGATCCATGGATTGAAGACTTCTAAAACTAGTCCCATACGTAGTGCCATCACTTAAGACTGCTGTTTTGTAACCATCAGACATGCCTACGTACTCTACTAATTTATTATCCTGTATTGCTAATAATCTTTTTTTCTCAGCTGGAGGAAGTTTACTTTTTTTAATTCTCTCTATTTCTGTTTCTGCTTCTCTTTGTTTAAAATCTAAACTATCGTAGGGAGTAGGATTTACTTTATCTACTTCACCTTTAGTGTTGGCCATTAAAGCATTTATATCTTTGTTTGTATAAATAAGATTATCTGGTTGAATTTTATTTTTACCTTTAATATTACTGGAGTGTCCTTTAACTACGTCTCCGTCTCCTGTTTTATAACTTTCAACTCCTTCATTTTTTTTAATATCTGATCTTCTATTATCTTTGGATATTTTATCTTTATTTGGGTCTTTTATTCTTTTGCCTGGATTTTCTTTATAATATTCAGTTCTTGCAGATTCCGCTTCCCCTAATGTAGTAAATTCTGTTTTATCAGGACCTACTAATAAAGTTTTATAATTTCCAGATTCACCTGCTTTCATTGTACCTCCTTTGTTAGAAGGTTGATCGGTAATTTTAACTTTAAAGACAGTTATTAATTCACCGGTTACATCATCTTTATAAATGTATTTCTTAATTTTACTTGAAACAGGCACAAAACTTTGCACAGTAACACCGAGTCTACGACCACTACTAGTCATTTTATATTTTTTTAAAGGATTGCCACTATACCCGGGCCGTGATCCATCAACCGTGTTACTTACTAGTTGGCCTTGTGCGTACGTGTTCCGTGGTCCAAGGTCCTTGTCTAATGCATCTCTTAACACTTTGTTTTTGATCATGGGTTCTGCGCTTTGTTGATACGCAAATAACATTGCTTCTTTTTCAGTCACTATCTACCCCTGTTTTTTTTTGAAAATTTTTCAATAGCCTCTCGTAAGT